TTTTTCATCAAATCTTAAATTATCTAATTCTTTTTTTATTTTGTTTTTAATTTTATCATTCATAATATGCTTTGTTTTTTTGATTGTAATTATTATAAGCTTCTATTTCTGATTTACTTAATCTATCCCAAGTGTATATCCTGTCAAAAGGTGCAATGTTAGTACTCATGTTTTCACTTTCATTAGCTTTAACTTTTGCTTTTAAATTAATGTATTTAAAATTTTTCTTAACAGGTTTATACAATCTTGATAACCTTTCAGGTCTTATGTTATGATTCTTTGCTATTTGTGGTAGTGTAGAACCCTTTATCAGTAATTCTTGTATAACTGACATACTCAAACCCCTTTTCAATAAGTAATTTGATTCTTTCATCATTGCTAAAATGGTAGATCATTAGCAGATTCTTTCTTCTCTTCTGGTTGCCAAGTATCAACACTAATAGATACATCTTTACCATATTGATCAGCTTCATCTTTAACATTAATGTTTAGTTTAATAAACTTATTACCATTAAATTCTTGAATGTGTTCTCTTAGCTTGTCAGGATTAATAGTTACTTTTAACCACTTTTCATTCATTACTTTTCCTGAACCACAGTATATTGTTTTCTCTTTCATGTTTATTTGATTTATTAATTAATTTAACTTTTGTAATAATTCTTTAAAATAAGTATTTACTTCATTAAAGTTTGGGTATAAAAATTTATTATCCTTATATTTTTTTACCTCTTCATAATGTTCATTTATCATATCTTTTATATGATTTATTTCATAATCTTCTAACTCTATTTTTTTCATTGTTTTTTGTTTTTAAATTAATATTTGTTCTTCTATTTCTATATCTATAATGTCTTTACTATAACCTACTGCTTCACCATTCCAACTATTGTATTTGTTAACAAGATTGCAATATTCAATATATCCCTGTGATATAATATTATATCCTAATCTATACACCTGTACATTGTATGGTGAAGTAGTTTCTACTGCAATAATATAATAATCAGCTTCATCATAGTTTTCTAAATACATAGCTGCTTGCATTTTATAATCATTGTATATTAAATCTCTCTGAAACCTTTTACCAGCATCTGTAGTTGTTTTAATATCACATACTATAGTTCTACCACCTATTTTACTTTCAAGGTCTACAAAGCCTTTAAAATCAATTCCTGCATGATTCCATCTTACTTCCTTTTCAGTATGTACTTTGTTTTGCATTAGTTTCTTAAATATAGGATTGCACATTGCATTTTCAGCAATAGCATTAGCATCATCTAATTCAGATAGCTTTATGATTTGTTTATTATCATTAGCTGCTTTAAACTCTTGCCACTCTTTGCCTGCTCTTCTTGCACCAGTAAATATAGCATAATCATCATTAAATGATTCTGGTTCTAATAGTAGCTTATGAATGATATTACCGAACTGCATTGCATCAGTAACTTTTGTTTTACCTTCCCAATACTTTAGTAAGTGATTAGGAGATTTCTTAAAAGCACATAATGCACTATAACTTAATCTATTCTTTTTCATTTTCTTTTATTTTAGATTCATAAAATTTTTTGATTGCTTCATTCCATTGCTTTTCTATTAGTTCTTTTTCTTTAACTAATTCAAGCAACTTTTGATATTCTGATTTTATTTCTTGTATCATGATTTCTGGTTTTTAATTGCATTAGCTACTTCATCAGCACTTGCTACTGATTCATCTACACCAACACCAAAGTTACCTAATGCTCTACCCCATGCAGAAGTTTCACAATTTTCAATGAATGAAGTTTTATTTATAAATGTGCTATTTTGTTTTTCATGTGCATATCCACTTGCTACCTCTATATCTTCATTATTTTTTAAAGAAGCTCTAATGATTACACCATTTTCATTAAGGTGTGTTATTTCACTTGTTAAGCTGTATCCTGCAAAATGTTCTCTAAAGTATTTTAATCTTGCTTGTACTGTGACATACTGCTTACCCTTTATGTTTACTGTTTTTAAATTCATAATTTTTGATTTTAGTTAATTGTGTTATTATTTTATTGATTCTTTGTTCATCATATTGGTATCTAAGTTCTTTCCACTTTTCACCAATTTCTTTAGTTTCATTGATTAATCTATCAAATCTATGTTTGTGTATTTCAATATCATTGTTAGATAATTCAAACTTGGTTATTATATTTTTGTTCCAGTTTGCTTGTCTTATTACTTTCCTTAATCTAAAGTGTAAAGAAGTATAATAATAGTATGCTTGCCATTCTTCCATTTCTTGCAAGTATTTATAGTAGTTAATTATTTCCATTGTATTGTTCCATTAACTCTAATAGTACTTCAGAATATGACCTCCTGCCATTAGTTCTACATTTCTCTTGAAACTCAAGCAAAGTATCTATTTTGCTTGCAGGAACATAGAATGTTCTTGTTGTATAGTTTATTGTTTTCATAATATTTTACCATTTTTGTATGTTAAACCTTTTGATTCTATAATAGTGTTTGGATGTTTTTTTGTGTAATCAATCCACTTTTGTTTTTCATCTGTACAAACTAATTTGTCAAATGCTTGTTCTATTAAATTTCTTTTTTTCATAGTTGTTTGTTTTTAATTATAACTTTTTAATTTCTTTTAGCTTTCTTTCTGCTTGTTGAATTTTCCATTTGCTACTTCCATTAGCTTGTCTTTTAGCAACCTCTTTAGTCCAGTAGCTTGTCATATAATCTTTAGTGCTTTTCATAGTTGTTTGTTTTAATTATGTTGTAAATATATATATAATTATAATACAAATTACAAAACACACTTAATAACTTATTAACAATAGAATGTTAATACTTAACTACCACAACCAATACAATCAAAATGTGAATCCTCTGGCTTTACTTTATTAAGAATCATTTCAAGATTATGTATTTCATCTCTAATATGCATATCCTGCATCATGTCACCAGTTAACTTATTTTTTAAATCTTTAATTTGTTGTTGTATTTCTTTACTCATAATACTAAAATAAATGTGTTAACCTTGCAACCTGTCCATGTTGTTTGTGAAATATAAAACTTTCTATAGCTAAATTACTTGAAGATTGATAGCCAGCCTTATGATGCCAAGCATCAGCACCACTTGGACTTCTTAATGATTCTAAAGTTACACCAACAAAATCATTTTTATGTTGCACTTTGTGGTGTATATGTTGTGTAAACATATATCTATATTTAGTTTCACTCCACCATTTACATTCATCAGCCATTATCATAGGCAGTAGATTCCACTTAATAGCATCACCATGTGTACTGCTTATTAATGTTTTACCATACTTAAAGTATTTTCTCATAGTTAAGTCATTGTTCCAGCTTACATTACTACATAAACTAAAATGTGCTTTTAATACCTCACTCATTAACCACCCTGTAATATGGTCATGATTACCACTTGTGTACATTACTTGTACATCAGCAACATATAATAGCATTTCTATAACCTCAACCATTAACCTTTTAGCTATCATAAAATGGTCTGAAAATAACCCATCCATATCTTGTACTGTACCTTTAGTAGTTGTCTTAAATCCATCTACATGTAATAAATCACCAGAAAGCAATAAAACAACTTGGTCTATATGAAACCCTTCAGCTTTCTTTATACAGCCTCTAACACCCTCTAAGGTGCGCTGTACAGCTATTTGATTGTTGTACTCAACACCACTAACAAAACTTCTGCATAATTTACCAATATGAATATCACTTGGACAACAGAAAAACAAATGTGGTTCTATTACTTTAGGTCTATCTATTTTATCATAGCAAGGTGCATACTCTTTAATCTCTTCAATAAGTTCTTTAAATAACTTTTTGTAATCTTTTTGTTTGTGATCAGGATTCTTAAAATATAAACTTG